TGGACAAACCTGCAACCGCTGACCGCGTTCGAGAACATTTCCAAAGGATCAAAATTGGTGTTGCCCAACGATAACTCTGAGCTAGGTTTGCCTCGGTTGAATCAATAGGTTGAATGTCTTGTAAAGCGCCTTATTGTGAGGCACCCCGTCACTGGCCCGAAAAGTTAGTGGCGGGTTTTTTATTGCCCGTTATCGCTTAGACATTGACATCCCAATAGGTCGCGTAATGCTCCCCGTATGCCGTCATTTACGATTCCAAAAGGCGTAGAAATCCCCGAGAACCTTGCGGAGGGCGAAGCGTTCCAGACTATGGCGACCATCGTTCTTGGCAAGGGCGGTAAGGCGGAGGTCATCGAGATTGATGGTGTGGCCATTCCCGGATACGAGAAGAAATCCAAGGGCAAGAAGCTGGCCGAGCGCGGCGAGGAGGAGGAGATGGAGGAGGAGGGCGAGGCTCCCGGCGGCGGTGGTTTCATCGCCGAGGTGATGCAGCGTGGCGCTGGTCCGATGGCACGATAACCATTTTTCAATAGAACGATATGCCAAACATCACATGCGACGAGGCGGCAACGCTCATCAACGAGGCGGCGTCGCTGGGATGTCGCTCACCGTGGGAGGTTGAGTTGGCCAAGCTGGCGCTGGAGAACCGCATTGCGACGTATCTTCAGGGCGGCGGCGCGACACGCGGTGCGTATCGGTCGGTGACGACCAGCGGCAGCGTGGTGAGCGGCGATTACTTCTTGGTCTGCGATGCGACGGCTGGCGCGATTACGCTGACATTGCCCCCGGCGGCGCTGGTTGCTGGTCGTATCTACGTTTTCAAGCGCATCAATGCTGGCGCGAATACGGTGACGGTCGATGCGTATGCGTCCGAGACGATTGACGGAGCGGCCACACATGTACTGTCTCCGCAATGGAATTCGATTACAATCATTTCGAACGGTACGGCTTGGTTCATCACTTCGCATCCGTTCTAAAATATCATGGCAAACATTTCTTGCGCCGATGCGGCCACACTAATTGCGGAGGCTCAGGGAGCTTCGTGCATGAGTCCGCGTGAACGCATTCTGCTGGAGATTGGCCTACTCTGGGAAGCGGCGACGCTTGGCGGAATGGCGGATATCACGGCGGATAATACGGTGATAAGCGCGGACGTGACGAGCATCACGGCGGACATGACCGAATTTCTGTAGGTCAACGTAACATTCATTTAGTCATATATGTCAAAGCAAACCATCAATATCGGCGCATCGCCGAACGACGGAACGGGGACGCCGCTGCGAACCTCGTTCGATTATACCAACCAGAACTTCACTGAGATATACACCGCTCTTGGCGGTGGTGTCGCCCTTCCCGGCGCGACGACTCAGGTCATCTTCAATGATGGCGGGACGAATCTGGCAGGCGATGCAGGTCTGGTTTACAACAAGACAACCGATGCGCTGACCGTTGCCGGACTCGTTACCGCTGGCTCCGCCACCATCACCGGCGATCTGACGGTGGACACCTCGACGCTGAAGGTTGATTCGACGAACAATCGGGTGGGTATTGGGACGACTACGCCTGCGCTGCCATTAGATGTAGTCGGTGGAATTCAGGTAACATCTGGAAGTGCTGGCGGATTGTATCAGTGGGCATATGGAGCGAGTGCTTCCAGTAGAAGCTGGAGAGCTTGGAACGACGTTTCTGCAAATGGCGACTTCCAGATTTCAACTTCGACGACCAGAACTGGATCGACTTACTCTGATCGTTATCGCATTGATGTAACAGGAGTCCACGAATGGTCTAATACATCTGGCACCGCCATGACCCTGAACTCTACGGGGTTGCTGGTTGGCACCACGAGCGATCTTACTGGAGCAAACATTTCTTCATCAAAAGGTCTAGGAACCGCTAACATAGCAACCAATAGGTTTGCAACAGTAGAATACGGATCTGGCGCAAGCGGCGCATTTACAACCATTACCATTTCTGTTACTGTGTCTAACTCAAGTTCAAGTGTAATTATTGAAGCACTGCTTACAGGATTTAGCGGAGTGTATTTAGATCATGTAGCTGGAAGATATAGCAACCAAGCGGCAGTTGTTATAAGAAACAACGCATCTGTTGGCACTACGGCTGCATCTTTAGCAGTAGATGCCACAGTTACAATTTACACGCTAACCATCACCACAGTAGTTACGAACCCAGTAATAAAGGTAAAAGCCACTGTTGGCGGTTTGGGTGGTTCGATCACATTGCCAGTAATTACCTTTGCGTAATAACTTAATCCATACCACCATGATTACCCTCTCTTGGATCATCGAACGCCTTCTCGTTAAGCCGACCGAAGGCTCTGAAACGAATGTCGTAATCACCGCCGACTGGCGTTGCAACGGCACTGATGAAACCTACAGCGGCACTTGCTACGGCTCCTGCTCGTTCGCTCCGCCGTCTGGTGAGTTCACGCCTTACGAAGACCTGACGCAGGAACAGGTCTTGAACTGGTGCTACGAGAACGGTGTCGATAAGACCGCCATCGAAGCGAACGTCTCGCAGCAGATCAACGACCAGATCAATCCGCCGGTGGTGACGCTGCCGTTGCCGTGGGTTCCTGTGCCGCCTCCGGTTGTGGTTGCACCCGTCGAAACTGTCACCGATGCTCCGGCGGCATGATTAAAATTGAACTGACCGCCGAACAAGCGAACACCCTGCTGCAACTCATCGATATCGCCATCAAGGCTGGCGGTTTCCAGAATGCAAAGGTCGGAGTACCTCTGGCCGAAATCATTCTCGAAGCCGCCAAATCGCAGGCTCCGCTCGCTAACTAACCATCACGATGACGGACCACCACACCTTTTTCAGAGACATCTCAATCGGCGTCGGTGGTCCGATCATCGGTATTCTGGGGAACGCGGTATTTTCAGATCCTCATCTCAAGACTGCGTCATTAGCTCTTGGCGCATTCGCCGCGCTTCTAACCTGCGCCGTCAAAGCACTCGAACTGTATCGCAAACTAAAAACAGAAAAATGAATCCTAATCTCGCCTCTCTTGTCCGCCACATCTTGACCGCTGCCGGTGGTTTCCTCGTCGCCAAAGGGTTGGCCAGTGCCGATCAACTCGCTGAACTCGTAGGCGCTGTCGTAAGCATCGCTGGCGTTGGCTGGTCTGTTTACAACAACAAGAAAGCCGCGAAGGCTGCGCCCGAAGTTGTCAAAGCTGAATGAACTTTTTGGCCGACTTGGTGATGAAGCTGGTTATCTGGCTTCACGCGCTGACGAAGCAGGATGTCACAAGCGAAGATGCGAAAAAACAACCCGATCTTAAGCGCGGTCTGCTTGCTCGCATTGATGAGCATGAGCGTGAGCTGCGCAAGCCGGGTGATTTACGTCCCCCACGGTGAGCCTGTGCGCCTCGCTGAGAGCGTTAAGGCTAAGGTTTGGGTGGTTGACGCCGAAGGCAAAACGGTGCGTAGTAATAACCGCATCATCATCCACGAAGGCTGGTATGCACTACCAAAGGACAAATGAGCAATAACGCACCGTACAAAGGTTCACCGTCTGTTAAGGGGAGTGGCAGCGGACCTTACAAGCAGTCTCCTCCACCGAAGCCTCCGGTTAAGCCGAAGCCTGCTCTAAGTGGCAGCGGTCCGTATCGTAAGTGATTCAAAGCAAAATCCCCCGCTGGTAATGAAACCAATCGGGGGATAATTGTTTGAGCGCAGCGAATCAGCGTCCTAACGACTTCAGGACGTTCGTGACAAAGTCCTCGCTCTTCGAACCATTCGCATTTGATGCACGGGAGCCGCCAGCCGTTGCTTTCGAACTAACACCGGGTTCACTGCCTCTATATTTCGCCAGTTCGGCTTGCAGGCGCTTGTTTACCTCGACCTGAGAGTAGAGAAGCTCACGGTATTTCGGTGCGGCAGCAGCCCATAGAGCGGCCTTGGCGAGGTCTTCTTCGCTGTTCTCGCCATTGAAGATCTGCTGGGCGAGGCTAAGTCGGCCAGTTAGCTCCGTATTCCATTCGTCGTCGTTCTCACGCGGCTCAAAGATTTCCAGAGCGCGAGCGTTCTCGCTGACCTTTGTCCAAGTCTTATTGGCCGACTCCAATGCAGCGCGAGTGCCTTCCTCGTTGTCCTGCTGGTACTTCGAAATGATCGAGTCGTAGTCGGACTTCGCTTCGGACATCTCCGCAGACTTCTCGCCGTTAATCTCGTCGTACTTGACGATGAGAGCGCCAAGTTTTGCCTTCTTGGAGGGCGAAAGACCCTCAACGATGTCGTCGATCTGCGAGTTGCGATAATCGTTCTCAGGAGACTTGAGTAGGCCAACAAGCCTGTCGCCATCCGTACCAACGACCGATTTCATCGAGTCGAACACGCCGGTAATCTTGCCTTCGTACTTTTTGACGAAGTTGGGATGGCGCTCAATGTCGAGGAGTCGAACACGTTCGGAAAGCGCGTCACGCTCCTCCTGCAAAGTCTTGAGCTGAGCCTCGAAGTTCGGATTGGCAACCTTGCCAGACTTCATTTCCTCAAGTTGCTTGGCCAACTGCGCCTTCTCTTCCTTGATCTTACGGAAAGCATCAGCGGCTTTCGTAGATTTGATGGACTCAGGGATGCCAGAGTCATCAGTAGCCGAGGAATCCTCGGTAGCTGAAGCCTTCTCCTTCGGACTGAACATCCGCTCGATATCCATCTCAGACTTGCTGAGCTTGGTATTCGCTTCGGACTTAGGCTGCGTTTGCTTCTTCTGCTTAGGCTCCTCGGTTACTTGCGAAGCTTTTGCACTAGCCTCTCCAGCGGCAGCATCCTCAAGAGTGTTAGCCTTGAAAGATTCGATGAAGGAGCTTTCGAAATCAGGCGTTTGCGCGGAGTTAACGGTCGGTGAGTTCAGTGGTTCTTCCATAAAATGTTAGTATTGTTTTTCGAATGTTGCTTCAGGTTCTCTCGTTGTGTCGGTTACTGCAAGTTTTCGAATGTTTTCGAGACAATGCGCGTAGCCAGCAGTCACGCCAGCAGCGAAAACAATGTCCGATTCCTTGCTTCCTTGGGAGGGCATAGGCACCGGCATCGACTCAGCCACGATGCGTAAAGCCATCCGAAGAATCGGATTTCGTAAAATAAGCGCAAGTTCGCCCTGTTGGCCAGCCGTTGTCCATTCGAGAATGTCTACCTCAGGCAAGTCCATCAGACTTTTTGCCATCTCCTTGCGGTTCTTCGTCGAGCCTCTTAGCCAGTTCATCATACTTTGATTTCTTGTTTCGTTTTAGTTTATGTCTCTGCGGAATTGGATCGAGAACTTCGTCGAGTTTGATCGGGTTCTCTTTGTTGACGACGTCACGCTTGGGTCGAATCACCTTCGTCACCTCAAGCAAGTCGGCCAACGGAATTTTGATGTAACCACAATCCACATCGTTGATTCCGTACGAGACGACAAACTTATTCTTTGCGGTATCGAAGAATGCGCCGCAAGGGAACACGACCGCAGGCAATCCCGGCCACCAATCCTGTTGATTCGTTCCAGTCAGAAGCGGCAGTGTCGTCATTCGGACGATTCGGAAAGGCGGCTTCGCTTCGAAAGCGTAGGCACCCATGTAATACCGGCGCTTCTTGTTTATCCACGGCAGCGAGCTGTGGAAGAAAGTCCAGTACAGGCCGTCGCATAGGATCGGATTGGAGCCTCCGCGCACCTCGCCAAACTTCCAGAGAGGATTGAACTCGTCGGTGACGTATTCCTCCTCCTTCTCTAAACGCCCATTAAGGCGCACAACGACGTGAGGATTGGCCGAATACACCATGTGTGGCGCGTTATCATGGACGAAGTAGAGCCAGTTCTTCTCATGCCCATCGTTGATCATGGCCTGCGCGTAGTTGTTGCCGTAGATCATGTCGAAACGGCCTACGTTCAGGAAATGCTTGTCCAGAAGGAACATGCCCTGATGCGCGTAGCTCTTGAACGGGACGAATGTGCAGCACGCAAGCCCGTACTTGTCGCCGAATTTTAGGACGCGAGGGTCTTCGAACTGTTCGAGGGGGTAGTGGGAGATTAACTGGGTCAGAGACTTCTTTGTGGCGCGAAGATCCTGACTCAGCTCGAAGATAACGATGTCGTTCTTCTCGATGTAGACATCCTCGTCTTTCTCGCGCTTGTTACGGCAGCGACGGGCAAAAAGCATGATTCGACCATCTGGTTCGAGCATGATTGCCGGGTTGAAGTAGTACGTCCCCGTTTCCTGCGGCAGGACGATTTTGCCAGTCTCCCAATCGGTTTGTTCACTCAGCTTGGGGACGTCATTTTTTGCGTAGCTCATTAGAAACTCGGCAGCGAATTTAACTTCATCGTAGAGAGCGAGCCAATGATCGCGCTCCTCGCGGACCTCGGTCAGATGCTCGTCATGTTCTTTGGTTCGAATCTCAAGCGTTTTGCGAAGGTCTTCGATTTCCTGAAGAAGATCCGCAGGACCATCGCCGCCCGTTGCAAATCGTTTGAGTGCCTTGAGGGACAGGCTTCGGATTATGTCTTTCATCATGGATGCAGGTTTGCTCCATCTTGATAGGCCAACCTTGGGAGGATTCCGTAAAACTTCATGTGCGGAATCGAATCAACCAGCATCTGGATGTCGATTGGACACCAAACCTTCTGGTTTGTTTTCATCAGGTCGCAAGCACCGCTGTAGTTGACGTAGTAACAGTGGGTACACATGCCTCGCGTTAGCTGGTACACGTTTCCTCCGACGTGCTTGTTTTCCTCGTACGGAGAAGCGCAGCAGCTTCCGACGTAGATAACCTGCCAGTCTTCTGGAACA